GGAGACGTTACACTTCGAATAACGGGTCATGAAAGAATCACGAAGGTAGGGGACATGCCTAAATTCATAGGCGTAGGAAAGCGACTTACCCGCCATGTACATGTCATCACTCACATCTTGATTGCGGTTCGCACGAGCGTTGAACCGACAAAGAGCTTTTCCGATGAGAGGGACCATACATTCTCTGTCGCCAGCCGGAATAAAAAACCTAGACAAAAAGGATAAGTCACAGTAGAAATTTCGGGCGGAAGCCTTCAAAATCATACCGGCACTAAGACAATGACTTACCCACCTTTCACACGATATGCCTTTTTCATCCGTCCCTGCTGCAATGTCATCACCAAGTATACCTACACAAGAACCTTTTACACCTTCAACTTCACAGAAGGAATACCAGAGACATAAGTTCCAAACGCTGTTACGTGCGGTGGTATCAGTGCCACCCGTGGCCAACTGATTTTCAATAGTGGCACTGATACCGTAATCATAACTAACAACTTTGAAGCTTCTGGAGTTTTCGATGTAAAATTTTCGAAACCATGACGGGGCTCCACAACGTTTTAACCAATGTGCAAAGATTTCATGAACATCTACCAGCTGACTCCTATCGTTTGCACTAAAATCCCCTTCATAATAGTTGGGCATTCCAGACAGGGACTCTGCAATCTCTACATCTGTCTTGGAATATGCAAATACGACTCTACCAACAGCTGGGGCAGAAAACTCGTCTAACGCGTCGTTGAGCCTCTTATTGAACTCATCCATAAGAGGGCCGGTGAGAACATTATATTCATCAGAACCGACATAAATGATACGCGGAGCCCATGATGGGTCGTTTCGTTTAAGGAGTACTTCACCCTTGACCATAAGTGACTTGGTGTTGAGGGTGCGAAAGTCCACATCGCTTAAAGACTCTAATGCTCTTTCCATACGTAGCTGCTTGTCAGGGGAAAACTTAGTTTTCCAACGGTCATAAATGTCCTGAGTCCAGTCATACGGAGCGGTCTTTGGGAAGACGAGGCCGGCTAATCTCTTGGCCGACTTCACAATGGTTGGTGCTACTCTTGCGTCACTATGAAAGTTGCATCGCTTATTGAAGGCGGCGAGCATACTTTGGAAATCATTACCAGTGACGACCGGTACTTGTTGGGAGAGTACCGGGCCTAATTGATCAACTGGTGCGTAGACCGGAGCGTCTGTTTTCTTAGCTTCGTCTAGTCTAAAGGGCACAAGAGGAACAAATTCACGTTCTGCAACTAAGCGGAGACGAGGTTCATTGTTGAAAATGTGGTCACCGAAGTCTACAGGAGCCAAGACTTGGTTTGATGAACTACGAACTCCGCCGGAGTAATGTGAATGTCGTTTCTTAGGCAGGGTGGCGGTTTGTTGAGGAATGTTGTTGAATAACCCAGG